GAGAAGGCTCTTTGCTCCCGTATGAATAGTCTAAAAAATCTGAGTTATAAAAAAACCAAATGAAGATCGAAAAAATACCAACCGAGAAACTAATTCCCTACGCTCGAAATGCAAAAAAGCATGACGCCGCGCAGGTCTCAAAACTCGCTGGATCCATCCGCGAGTTTGGCTTTAACAATCCGGTGCTCATTGACAAAGACAACGGCATCATCGCGGGGCACGGTCGAGTGATGGCTGCGCAAAAGTTGGATCTCAAGGAGGTTCCTTGCATCCGGCTCGATCATCTTACGGACACCCAGCGCCGAGCCTACATCTTAGCCGACAACCGACTTTCAGAAATTGGCGGTGGATGGGATGAGGAAATGTTAAAGAATGAACTAACGTCGCTGCTAGGTGATGGCGTTGATATTGCTGGACTTGGATGGGATGACGGATGGAGTGAAGAGGAGGAAAAGGAGAATGAAATTTCGGAAAAGATTTTCGAGCAGTCTGTGCAACTCGATCCAGCAAAGGAGTTCATTGTAATTATTTGCGAACCTAGTGAATACGAGGAAGCAAAAAGCATTCTTGATTTGAAGCAGGTTCGTCGTGGTGGTTACAAAGAAGGAAGCGCATTTGATGCCGTGTCATTTGAACGCGCTATAACATTCAATAGATTAAAACATGCAATTCGCAATACCAAGTAAAGGCCGCGCTGGAAGAACGAAGACGCAGGGAGTCTTAAGCAATGCCGTTTTTTATGTGCCAGAGAATGAGTCGGAGGCATATAAAAAAGCAATGCCGAGATCGCAGGTTGTTGCTGTCCCGTTGGAAGTTAAAGGCATCACGCAAACAAGGAATTTCATTTTGAGAGAGGCGAAGGATCGCTGGATCGTAATGGTGGACGATGATATAAAAACGCAGGGATGGGTGCAAATGCTAGAGAATAGGACAAAGCACAGAAAATTAAAACAGGAAGATTGGGAGAAAATTTGCATAAGATTGTTTGAAGCAACGGAGGATTTAGGGTGGAAGATTTGGGGGGTAGCAACACAGAATGCGGCAAGAAGCGTTTACCCATACAAGCCGATATTGTCTAGGAGTTACATCACGGCTTCATTTATGGGGATCGTGAACGATGGGACTTATCCGTTTGATGAATCTTTTCCCGTAAAAGAAGATTACGAAATTGGACTGAGACATATAAAAAATTTTGGCGGAGTAATGGCCGCGAGATTTTGTTACTGGGAAAACAGCCATTGGACTGATGACGGAGGGTGCAAGGATTATCGAAGTGGTAAAATGGAATTGGATTGCATAAATAAGTTGGTCAAAAAATATCCCGGAATGATTAGGAAAATCACTAGGGGCGGATCGAGTTACTCAATTAGCTTGGAGTTTTAATGTCGCGTCAAACTAAAGAACACCCAAAACCAGAGCCCGACCTACAGGGGAAGATCCGCGAGGCCGAGTTCAAAAACATCCTTCAAAAACTGAAGGATGGGAAAACGCTGACGGCACGTGAATCTAAGATCGCTTCGGAGTTTGCCGCGCAGCGGGACGGGAAGAACAAGCCGCTGACGCAACAGGAAGTTGCGCGGGCTTGGGGGATGACGCAGCCGAACGTGCATAAGATGGTGAAAGCGGGAATGCCGCTGACCAGCATCGAGGCCGCAGAGGAATGGAGAAAGGAATGGCTGAAAACCCACGGGCGGGGAGACACCGCACCGGAGAGCATACAGGAGGCGAAGCTCAGAAAGACTTTGCTAGAATGTGAGAAGATCGAATTTTCGCTTTCGGTTGATCGAGACGAATATGTAAAGCGAACCGAGATCCGCGAAGCCGGAATCCGCATCGGCGCTATCTTCAGCGCCAAGCTCGCTGCGCTCGTCAACGATGCATCTGGCGCATTGGCCGGACTCGATGAAGCTAGCTTGCGGAAGAAACTACATGAGCGCACGCAAGCGATCTTGGCCGAGATCCGAAATGAGCTTGAAAAGGTATAATCAAACAACCGATGAACAAATTGAACTCGAAAGGGTATAAATTATGACATACGAAACACGAACGACAAAGATGATAGTCGGAGTAAAGGGAGAGCAAATATTTGACGACAGCATCACCGAGATCGAAATCGTAGACGAGGCCGCTGGAGAGTTTCTGGAGGTTAGCCAGGAAGGCGGTAAGCTACGCTTCGACGCAGAAGAATGGCCGCACGTCCGCGACGCCATCGAGAAGATGTTTAAGTTGTGCCGGAATTACGACTAGTTCAAAGTAGACTTGACCTATGACGAAAAAAGAACTCTGGAAAATTTACTCAAAACGCAATCCTTCATTTGACGGTGAAGGAATGATAACGTTGTCCGCCGCTGGGCTTCGCAAGATGTTTGAAACTACATGGGAAGTCGCCATGTATGACGGAGAAGAGGAACCGACTTCTAAACCGGCTCAGTCTGGGAATCTCGACGCGCTCAAGCAAATTTTTGGAATGCGATGATAATCTCAATCATTGTCGCAATTTTATTGGTCGTCCTTTTTATTTGGGACGCTAGGAAAGATATCGAATGAACCCACTAGCACAAGGCATCCGCGACGGCATAAAGTTAGCATTCGACGGCACGATACTGGACTGGGCATCCGACCACGTCAGCTTTCCAAACTCCGACCGTGCTTCACGCTTCGACCCTTCGGTGGCGCCGTGGCTCAACGCGCCGCTGTTGGCCGCAAGCGACGACGAAACGACACAGGTCTTTCTTCGCGCTCCGACTGGAGGCGGGAAGACTACGATGATGGAAACATTGGCCTGCTTCATCGTTGCACAAAAGCCGGGTCCGACTTTGTTCGTCGGTCAGACTGACGACATGGTCAAAGACTGGACAGAGTCGCGCCTGCTTCCGATCTTCAACGAATGCCAGCCGGTCAAAGACTTGTTCCCAGAAGACCGGCACGCCTTGCGCAAGACCACGATCCTATTTCCGCATATGGTATTGTTCGCAGGCGGGGCGAACATGACCAACTTGCAAGAAAAAAGCATGCGATATTGCATCGGTGACGAGGTTTGGAGATGGAAGAGCGGGATGATAAAGGAATTAAAAGCTCGTCACCATGACAGATGGAACCGCAAGACGCTCTTAGTGTCGCAGGGATGGGACGCAGGGCACGAAGCGGATGCCGAATGGGACAGCGGAACGCGGGAAGTCTGGGGCTGGACGTGTTCCCATTGTGGGAACTGGCAGCGTTACTTGTTCGATCAGATAGAATACACGTCCGAACGCGACGACAAGGGCGGCATATTGTGGGATAAGGTGCAGGACTCGGTGAGAATGAAATGCGAGCATTGCGAAACGCGATACAAAGACGACGCATCGACTAGACGAAACATTGCAAATTCTGCAACGTATCGTGCACTCAACCCACATCCGGTGCGAGGGCATCGCTCGTTCGAGTATCCGGCTTACGCCGTCTGGTGGATACCGTGGTTTTCTATCGTGAAAGAATGGATCGAGGCCAACGAAGCCAAGTCATCCGGCAACCTAGAGCCACTCAAACAATTTATCCAAAAACGCAAGGCGCAGACTTGGCAGGACGAAGTCACGAGCGATCTTCCGGAGATCACCACCGGCGACTACGCCAAGGCGGAATATCTCGAAGGACAAAAAATCGACGGCGAGCATCGGCGCTTTATGTGCGTCGACAAACAGCGCGACCATTTCTGGGCCGTTGTCCGCGCCTTCCGAGTGGACGGCTCGTCGATGCTATTGCATGAGTCGCGCCCGCTGACTTGGGAGACGCTCGACGCCATTCAACAACAATTCGATATCATGCCGAGGTGCGTTGTTGTGGACGCTGGCTATGATACGCCGCTGGTCTACGAGCAGTGCGCTAGGCGTGGGTGGACAGCTTCGCACGGGTCGGGGCAGGACGGGTTTTACCATATCGACAACGGCAGGCGCACTCGGCGCTTCGTCTCAAAAATTGAAGGAGCGCAGGCCGGATCGGACGGACTCAAATGCGCTTACTTCTTCTTCAGCAACGAAGGCATCAAGGACAAGCTCGCTTCACTCCGCCAGGCTGACGCAACGCCGAAATGGGAAGTGGCGCGGGATGTTTCCGAAGACTATCGCAAGCAGATGTTGAGCGAGATGAAAAAGGACGTGACGAACTCGAAAACCAAGCAAGTCGAACAAAGATGGGTGCGCATCGGCGGACGCCCGAACCATCTTTGGGACTGCGAGTGTATCGCGCTTGCGTCCGCTATGCTTGCAGGCGTTTTGCCGATAGGTGCGGAGAGCTAGTATCTAAGCGGCTTGGCAAGGGACAAAAAATAATTTCATTTTTTTCTTTTCAAAAATAAAAAAAGCGTAGATATTCAAAACATCGAAAGGCAAGAAGCCCGACGAAGAAAACCTAAAAAGAAAAAACAAAATGAAAAACGAAACTCAAAACCTCCCACAAACACTAAACGAAATCCGCGAAATCGCCGCATCATCTTTGAGCGATTGGACGGTAAGCAGTGTAAACATTCGCGCATCATTTGGAGACGTTGTTGTTTTCAAAAACGGCACAATCAAACTTTGGAAAGATTGCCCAGAACTTCACTAGACTAACACCAACCGGCGCGGGTTCAATCCCCGCGCCTTTTCTTTTTTTTGACATCGCCATCAAATGAATGGCGATGAACAAATCATTTTTTGGCCTGCCTCTTGCAACTCTGCAGGAATTGCAGGGCGACTTTACGGCTTGCTTGAAGGCAATAGCCGTTGCAGGCGCGTCGTATAGCATCGCTGGGCGCTCGTTTACTCGCGCTAATCTTGCCGAGGTCGCACAGACGATCAAGGAATTGCAGGCCGCTATTGACAACGCCAGCGGATCGCGTATAAGGAGATTCACGCCGACGTTCCCAACCCAGCGCCCATAAATGCAAGACATCATCACAAAAGCACTTTCGTTAGTTGCACCAAGGGCCGCGCTGGATCGCATGGTCAACCAAGCGAAACTCCGCAATTTCGGGCGCTTCGATAGCGCATTAACGAGCGAGAAGCGCGGGATCAGTCGCGGCGTTAGTGGCGGTGAAGACACGGCAGGAACTCGCGAAAGACTCTCTCTTATCCGAGCCGCTCGCGATCTCGCAGACAATTTTCCGCCCGTCCGTTCGTTGCTTCTCAAATTTGCAACCTACGTATCCGGGCGTATCGCCTATCAGGCCCGCACCGGCGATCATGATGTTGATACGAAGATCGAAAAGTATTGGCAGAAGTGGTGCAACGAGTGCGACTTCCTAGGTCGCCACAATTTCACAACGCTTTTACAGCTTGCAGTAACAGCAATGCTACGCGATGGCGACTGCGGATTCATCATCGTCCGAGACGGCGAAGACCTAAAACTACAAAGCGTGGAAGCCGACCGCATCGGATCGCCTTACGACAGAACGGATACCGACAAATACATTGGCGGCATCAATGTTGACGACTATGGAAGACCCGTTTCATACACAATTTTCACGCGTACTATTAATAACCAGTACATTTCTCCTACTGATATTCCTGCAAAAGAGTTTATCCACTTGTTCGACGCAGCAAGACTTGACGAATATCGTGGGCGGTCTGCTTTCGCTACTGCGCTAAACGCAACGCGCGATCTGCAAGAAGCGATCAAGGCCGAAGTGCAGGCGATCAAATACGCTTCGTATCAGTCCGGCGTTATCACCACCGAGAGCGGCGCAGCTGATGCTGGTGACTACTTCGCGCGCGGCAACTCAAATGATCAAGGCCAAGTCGCCCGCCTTCAGTCGCTCGACCCTGGCACGGTCAACTATTTGGGATCGGGCGAGAAGATGGAAATGTTCAAGTCGGATCGCCCGACGGGCGCATTCGGAGAATTTATCCGCTTAATTCAAGCCCACATTTGCATGGCTGTTGGCCTACCCTACGGCTTCGCCTTCGACGCCGACAAGTCGGGGCCAATGGCACGGATGGAAGCGGCAATGGCCGAGCGCACATTCTTGCGGTGGCGTGGGTTGCTGGAAGGGAAATTCCTAGACAGGATAAAAAATATTATCTTGCTGGACGCCGCCGCACGCGGACTCATTCCAGATTCCGAATACTTGCTAGATGGACGTTGGTGCTGGCCTGCAAAAGTTTCGATTGATTACGGACGCGAAGCGAATGCCGACATCAATTTGTGGAAGGCAGGACTGAAGACAGCCGGACAAATTTACTCCGACATGGGCGAAGACTACGAGGAAGCACTTCGCGCACGTGCGAAGGAAGCAAACATGATCAAAGAACTCGGACAAGAGTTCGACATCCAGCCTTCACGCATTTCTGATTCTGTTCCGGCCAGCGCGAACGATTCAGAGCAAAAGCCTGTTCCGCTAATTGAAAGCATTGGAGCAAACGGAACCTTTGCAGTTTCAACGATTCTTACTCAACTTGCTTCGGGCGGATTGTCCGCTGAGCAAGTATCCGTAATTCTTCGCGTTGTCTTCGGAA